GTGTTCTTGTCGCTTCGGCTCGGTCGTGGATTCGTTGTCGGTCGCGCGCCGCTTTGTACTGGGTCCCTCTCCGGCTATTGCACTCACGACATGCCGGCACAAGATTGCTCAGGCTATGGTCGCCTCCGCGATCAACCTCGACTAGATGATCTGCAGTATCAGCAACTTTGCGCTGACACCAGTGACACATCGGTTGCCCTTTGAGTAATGCTGCACGGTTGGTTGCGTACTCTTTGTCGTTTGTCGTTCGTGTTCGTGGCATGGCTCACGCGCTTCGCTTGTGCTGGCGCGCCACTGCGTGGCTTGCCCTTGTTGATGATGTCGGTCTCATGTGTGTGTGTCCATGTCTGCTGTGTTTGTTTGTATGTATGTTATGCGAACCGCGAAGACATACAGGGATGAATGCTCCACCCACACGGATTGCCCTACCCGGTTCCCTTTGCACTCATCAGCTGATTATGTTTACAGCTCGCCTCGACGCTTTGCCTCGCTCACTTCGTCTTGCATGATTGAGGACGCGCCGATCTACCCGCGTTACCGCGACCTCTACCCGACCGGATGCGACTCCGATAGGTGCTTGCTACTAGCCGATTGTTTAGAGCTGGAAGTTGCTCAGAGTGTAGAGAATGTACTCCATGTCGCTGGGCTTCCAGACGCTATTGAAGTGCGACCCTGTATCGAATGCCATGAGCCAGCGCTTCTGTAATGGTGAGAGTTTGCCGCGCTCCGCTTTGAGCTCTACCGCGAGCAGTTTTCCTGATACCGGATGCACCATGAGCAGATCGGGGAAGCCTGCATCGCCTTGGACATTAGTCAGCCAGCGACCGCGAGAGTTCTGTGCCGGCAGATCATGATGGATTAGCCAGCCGTATCTGCGCGCGACCGAGATCACCACTTCTTTGAGTTCGGCTTCGCTCATTGCTTTATCGAACTTCACAGCGATTCCGACCAGATTTTGTCTGCTAGATGATTGATAGCCCATCGGATCTTTTGCTTTGCTTTGTCTTGCTCGTCGCGCAGCTCTACATAGACCGCTTGCAAGCGTTCAATCGCATTCACTAATTCTTCTAATGTCACTTCAATACCTCAATGATTCTGCTCGCTTCATGTGACTTCAATAGTTCCAGCACAGCTTCATCGCTATTTAGTTCGCGCTGTATCAATTCCAATAGTCGAAGATCATCCATGCCGGCATCCTTGGCGAGTTTCTTGATGTAGCCGAGTTGCTTTGGTGTCGCGAATGCACCAGAGGGCGTGTGCAGTTGCGTGGATGGTTGCCCGGCTGGGCGATCAGTGGTGGGCGCTAGGTTGCCCCCCAGCCGAGCGACCTTTTCCATCTCTTGACGAGAAGGTCGTGGACCGTTTCCTTGTCCTTGGATCGGGCAGTTGCTAATGGCGCGCCCGATCGCGCTGGTCTCACAATTCTCGACGAACGATGTTGAGTTCACTCCACGATCTGTGTGGATCTCATGCGCGTATCCGACTGACATCGGCTTCGCGTCATCGGCATGTCGGTACAGCTCTGCACGGAAGATGCAAGAATCTCCGTCATAGTTCATCATGCAAGTCTCAATGCGTGCATCTGGGTATGCGGTCCAAAAGCGCACAAGACGCTGCTCAACGGTCTCATAGTTGCTTAGATCAAAGCCCATCAGCAGGCCACCCAGACGATCGCATCATTGCCTGAGACGGTCTTGCGTGTGCGTCCCGAGTCCATGACCAAAGCGTCGCGCACAAGTGACACACGCGAAGGTCGGACAGTGTTGCCGGACATGTCAAGTGTGCGTTCAATTTCTTCGTCAGTGAGCCCACCGAAGAGCTTGATCGCGTTATAGATCTTTTGACGCTTTGATCCTGACTTTGGGTAAGCCTTGATAGCTGCGCGCTGTGATGTTGGATGCGCTTTCTTTGCTGTGATAATCACATTGCGATTGACTGTAGGCACATATTTTGTGCCACCGAGACCGGTCGTGATTTGGAATAATTCTGGCTGATGGTCGGACATGTCGGATGCCTTTTCTATGAATGCGCCTCTAGCGCTTTGATTGCTAGGTCGAGTGTAGTCACATCGTGGAGTGGCATCGGTTCATTCAGCGAGAGCTGGTTCTTCATTGCGCGCAAGCGACGAATAATTGATGCGTGAGGGTTCTTGCTGATCGCCATGATGTCATCCATCAGATTGAAGATCGCCATAGTGTGTGATGCTGACGCGCTTGATTCGAGCACCATTTTTCGAGTTTCTTCGGTGAGTTCACCTTGATTGAATGACACGCCTTCGCTCACTTTACGCTCCATGGTCCCCAGCCGAAGCCGTAACGCTCCACGCCGTAATTGTAAATAGCTAATCCAGCGCGCAGATTAGTAACGGGGTCTAGCAGATTTTTCGGCTTGCTAATAATGCCTAAGCCGGCAAGCCATTTGTGCCATGAGCCATTGATCTGCAATAGTCCGCGCGATCCGCCATTGGGATCTTTGCGGTTGAATGCGTTCGGTGTGCAGCGCGACTCTCGATCCATGATGGACTCAAGCACGATTCGCTGATCTGCAGGCCAGCCGAGATTGATTGCCAGTGCGCTGAACTGTTCGCATGCGCTGGTGTATGGATCGATGTAGATCGTGGAGCTGGTGGTCGTGGTTGGCTCCAGCAAATAGGCATGCACATCAATGGTCCTAGAAGGCTCGTTAGACGCGCTAGGAGCCTCTGTGAGCGCCGTAATCCCGAAGACTGTGCAAAGCACTAGCCCGATCAGTTTTTCTGCAAAGTAGTTCATTTCTTCTCCAGTGGTATAGGCACGCCCCATGATGAAGCATGCGATCTGAATGCAATTTGTCCTAGTAGATATTTTCCCGTTTCGGGCTCTGTGAAGATCTGTACGAGGATCTCTTGTCCGTTATCCATCACGCCTACATAGACGCTGTAATCAAAGAACTGTGGTTCACTCATAGTCACTTGCCTTCCGTCGGTAATTCGACCTTAGGGCATGGGTCAAGCTTTGGGTGGGATTTCCCCGAAAACCTTTAGGAACGCGGCTTTGACCCAGATGACCGAGTCCGCTGCTTGTGGTGTGATCTCAATGTGGAACCAGTCTCCGCCGGGAGCTCCGTGGATCGTTGGCTTGTCGTACTTCTGCCACGCATAACGATCACAGCGCCAAGCGCGCCCGTGTTCTTTTGGGAAGTAGTCAAGGATGCACTGCAAGCCAAGGTCGTTCGCGTTGGCGACAAGCTTGTCAATGAAGACGAGCGCTTCTTTGCGTCCTGCTTTTGGGTTCTTTTCGCTCTTGCGATACGAAAGATCTACAGCTCTGCCAGTCGCATGCACCGACAATGATCCGGGCTTTCCGCGCATGTCACGCTGACCCCATGATCCGTTGTTCCACAGTGCGCCATTCGATGCAGCGATTGCTTGCCTAATCCATTCATCCATGCCGGCGCGTGGCTTTGGTGATGGCCCGTCAGCGTTGCCGATGTAGTCGCGTGCGTTCGGCACGCCGGGTTTAGCTTTGGCTACTGCCACGACCGAATGCCAGATCTTTAGGGTTCACATATCGGATCAGCACAGGAACAAGTGCAGCAAAGGCTGCTTTTACAAAGTCGGCTGGATCAGCACTTCCGGTTGAGTACACAGCGATGACCGCTGCGATAACTGAGCGACCGTATGAGGCGAATAATGCTTTGTCTTTAGCTTTCATCGTCTTTGTCCTTTGGTTTGTTTTTGAGTCCGTTGGATGCAAGTAATCCTATTAGACCGCCAGAGAGTGTCATGAGCATTGGGTTCAGGACTGAGAATGCTTCTGCGTCATTGGGTGCTTGCTCAAGTGGCTGTGTCACAAATAGCAGACCGTAGAGCAGGGTAAAGATTGAGCCGACGAAAGCCAGTGTCAGTCCAATGCCGACGATGAGGATTAGTCGAGCTTTGATTTCTTCGTTGGTGTATTTAGCCACAGCGTCCCGTTCCAATTTGTATGTCACTTGTCATTGTTACTGCTTTAGATCCTGCGCGCTGGCAGTTCACGCGCTCACGGTCAGAGCATCCGGAGCATCCCCACATGACGACTGCGATGAGCAAGCCGTACCCAATTAGGTAACGCCATCTCATGTAATAGGTTCAGGCTCTGGTGGAGCTATGAAGTCTTTTGTTTTTGCGTTATATGTGTAACCAATGCCTGCATAAGTTTTGTTTGGCAAATTGATAAAAGTTTCTACCCATGTGCCAGGGTAACGGTCTGGGTTTTCTTCAAGAAATAGTCGATCAACTACATGGACTGCTATCACAATGTTGTTGTCATCAATTTGTGCAAAATACTGTGGAACTTCGGTCATGGTTTAACCCTTATCGCTATGTATCCGCTGCCACCAGCGCCACCGTTTGCGCCTGCGCCGCCTTGACCGCCACCGCCTGAACCTGTGTTTGCTGCAGCTGCTGAACCGTTTGTGTTAGACCCACCAGCACCGCCAACAGATGAACCGCCAGCACCGCCGGTTGAATCTCCACCGCCGCCACCGCCAGCCGCTTTAAATGTTGAAGCGTTGCCTGTAAATGTTGCAATGTCATAACCCGCGCCACCAGCGCCACCCGTGGTACCTGAACCTGCACCGCCAACCGCGGAATATCCGCCGCCGCCTGAACCAGCATTGTTAGTTACTGGTGTGCCACCGTTATTGCCTTGACCTGTAAACGCAAAGCCACCGATGAAAGTTCCGTTGTTGTAAAACTGACCACCACCCGAACCACCAGCGCCACCGCTAAAGGCATAAGTACGGCCACCGCCTCGACCACCGCCAACAGCGTTCACAACATTTGCATCAATAGATGTTGATTGTCCGTTTAAGTTTTGTGCGCCGCCAGCACCCACGACAACTGCGTGTGCGCCAACTGCAAGGTAAACGGTTGTAATTGTTACGCCACCGCCGCCGCCACCACCAGACGACAATGAGCCCACATTGTTTGACCCACCACCGCCACCGCCACCAATGGCAAGAACTTCAAACAAACCTGCTTTAGTGACTGTCATTGTTCCATCGGAAGTAAACGCGGCACCTGTGTAACCTGACGGTGGTGTTGCTAAAGCTGTGCCACCTGTAAATGCTCCATAGTTGGCACCGCCACCGCTAAAAAAAGTAGCAGCACTGGACGATGTAAAGAGAAGCTGTCCACCCCCGTATTGTGCCAATGCTAAAGATCCTGATGTAGTGACTGTTGCCGTTCCGGCTGTGATTGTGGTCGTTCCGCTTCCGAGGTTGTAGATCCAGACTGACTGACCGGCAGAGAACACTGAAGCGTTCACTGTGATGGTTGTGCTACTTGCCGAAGTCATCTGGACTCGCGCACCGGCATCGCCAGCGACAAGTGTGTGGCTTGCAGTCTTAGCGTTGATAGGTAGCTCGGTGATTGAGTTCAACTGGGATGCCTCAAGGACTTCGCCAGCTACGAACGGGAATGGTGTTGCCATAGTGTCTCCTAACTTAGTGCGTAGATCGTGTCAAGTGTGGAACTGTCAAGAATGAAGAGCTGATAGACCGTGGTTGGGGTCGTGTAGAAAGTGACGCGATGTGGCGAAGCGTAGGTGATGACATGTTCTACGCCTTCAACAAATGACTCTTGAGCGATTACGCTGGTGGATGACACGCCAGTCTGAATTGTTTTCTCAATGCTGATCGTCTCACCGATGTCCACAATTGCCACCGTGTCGCGCTCAGTATTTGAGAGCATCTGGAATGGTGCGGAGACGCTGGTCAAGACTGGCGATGGCTGAGGCTTGATGAGATACTCGGCAAGTGTCAAAGCTGCAGCGTCATTGTGAACGAGACTGTCATTGTAGGAAGTTGCTTGGATTAGATATTCGGCTTGGCTTGCAAGATCCTCAGCGGTCTGAGTTGATGTGGATCCGAGATGGGTCACGCTTGCCCGGTTGATTACCTTGTCCGCGCCGAAGTTGATCGTCACTTGATCGTATGGTGTGTGCGCTGGATCGTTGTCGCCAAAGTCCACGACCGCTCCAGCGAGCGTTGTAGATATTCGCTTCTGGAATGTGAACACGCCCGAACGATCCACGAACGCCCTGCCCTGCTCCGCGTCCATGATGTTGGTCAGATAGCCGTTCACATTCGTTCCCTGTGAAACTGTGTACGCCGAAGCACCGCCGAGTGTGGCAACACCAGTCTCTATTGATTGCTCACCTACACCTTGGAAAGCATTTACTTCTGAACGCGCAAGCATCTCAACGACACGCGCCGAGGACAATTGTTCGCTCACATTCCATTCGTCTAGGACTGTTTGGCTGAGTGTGTATTGAAGATCAATGCAGCCGACGCTCACTGTGTCGTTGCCGTCCAGACTGAAGTTGTAGTCGTATGAAACGATGTAACCCTGAAAGAGTGATTCAGCTGTGTTTGTTGAGTCGTATCGGTAGAAGCGCACTCGACGCATCGGTGCGATTCCTGGCTGATTGTTTGCAGGATCATAGGTGCTTGCATCCGTGTTGAACGGATTGAACGCCCCATAGGCGATCTGGTCGTTGAGTGTGAAGCTCATCGTGCCGGCAGTGAATTGGTCTCCGATGTCGCGACGACCGCGGAAGATCCGAAGGTCAAGCACACCAGTGGTGACATCTGCAAAGTCTGATCCGGGTCCAAGCAGATAGGTCGTGTTATCTAGAACTCCCTTCACTGAGTCGTCAAGACGAAAACTCGAAGAGTCCCAGCCAGTATCTATCTCTAGCTTGTAGTTGCCTGAGTCAATGACTGGCGTGCTCATAGCACTTCAATTGCTGCAGGCCCGTAGGCACGATTCGCTGCTTTGATGTTGTCAATGACCAGACGACCAATCTCCGCGCTAGTCGCAAGACCACCACTCACGCTGATGTTGTAGATGTTGTCACCGCGACCGGCAGCGATACCTGCGCGCTCTTCAACTGACAATGCCTGCGCGCTGACCGTCGGTGCATTGATGCTGGCAACGCTCGAAGAGAACGACGCGCCGATTCCTTTGATGTCGGCAAGCTTGAGATTTGGGTTCTTGAGTTTCTTCTCCAGCTGGGCAATCGTGTCCGTGATGCCCTTGACCATCGCTTGTCCTTGGGTCACGCCTGCCTTGTAGAACTGATCTGCACCGAGAATGCCTACAGCTTCAGCAACAAGGTCTAGGTCGCTCACTAGCTGGTTGATCCCATTGGGCCCTAGGATCGCGTCTGAACCCCCGTTGATGAGTTCTGTGGCAATTGCTGTGCCAGCCTGCTGACCAGCCTCTAGGACCTTCCTGAGAGCCTCTTCGGAGATGCCCATGCGAAGCAGTTGCTCCACTTGTTTGCCGAACTGTTTAGCGCCTTGAGCTTGCTGTGTCAGTTGATCAAGGATCGTCGTGCCGGCTTCCTTTGCAGCGTCCGCTGCACCAGAGATGGAGAACTCTCCCGTGACCGACTCGGCGACAGTCTCCTTGAAGTCGTCATAAGCTTTCTTTGCGTCGTCAAGTTTTGCGGTCGCCGAATCAAGTGCTGCAGTGAACTGATCCGCAAGTTCCTGTCGAGCTTTCTTGATCTTGTCTGCCATCTCGTCAATGGCTTTGCCAGCACCGCCGGCAGCCTTTTCAGTTCCGCCTAGTTGAGTGTTGATCTCGCTGAGCTGTGGCCCGATAGGTCGAATCGTTTCAACTGCTGCGCCAGTGTTTCGCTTGAACGCTGCCATCGCTCCGGCAGCGACGACTAGCCCAGCTGCGATTGCGGCTGCACCGACACCGATCGTCAAGGCTGTGTTCGCTGCCGTTGCTGATGCAGCGAGTCCCCAGTTCAGCGCGGTTGCCACGACTGTGACAGCGTTCGCTGCAAGCATGGCGACCTTGAATGTGACAAGCGCAGCGGCAGCTGCAGCGATCGCTGTGCCAATTCCGAGAATGATGCCGACATGATCTTGCGCCCATTTACCGAATGAAATCAGCGCTGGAAGTAGAGCATTGACAAGTGGCAAGACTGCAGCACCGATCGCTTCCTTGGCTTCATCCATTGCGATTGAAAGTTTCTTGAATTGTCCCTGCGCAGAGTTCGCTGCAATGGTTGCAGATCCGCCGAAAGTCTTTGCAAGTGACTGCATAACCTCATCAACTGATGCGCCATCTTTGATAAGTGAATAGAGCTCTGGGGATAGTTGCTTGATCGCTTTGGTATTTCCTGCATATGCCTTGCTGACAGCGTCCGCTACTTCTTGGACTCCTTTGCCGGTCGCTGCGGATACATCAAGAACAGTTTTTAGAGCGTCCTGTGCGGATGCCAGATCGCCAGTACCACGGACAAGGCTGGCAAGTGCTGGACGAAGCTCATCGTCTGCCACTGCTGCCGACATAGACAGCGTGCTGATGAAGTCTTCATTAGCTTGAATCTGTTTCTCAGTTGCTCCAGTGGTCGCTTGTAATTGGCGCGCAAGCTGGGCCTGTGCAGCCTGATCCGCGGCTGCCGCTTTTGCTGTGAGAACTAATCCTGCACCGAACGCTGCAAGCGCAGCGGTTGCCGGCAAGAATGCTTTGTTTACTGCGAACGCTGCCTTCTGGGAATTAGTTTCTAGTGCCTTGAATTGCTCGAAGGTTTTTTTGAGTCCGTCACCTTGGAAGTCGGTAATGATGGGAATGCGGATTGCCATTAGAGATTGCTCCTACTCAGCGCGATGGTGAGCTGACGCTCGACTTCTTCTGTGATGTTTCGGATCGCTGCTTCGATGTTGTCAGTGTTGGCTTCTACTGCAGGCCACATAGATCGCGAAGCTTTGCCGAAAGTTTTGTCCATGTTTTCTATGAGCGTGTTGTTCCAGTCATAGTTCACGCCTTTGCGTTTCTGCGTGGATGATGATCTTCCACCACGACCAGCGATGTCAAACACGATGCCGGCAGGGTTCTTCTGTTGAATAACGAACGCGCTGAGAGTCTCGTATTGTGCGCCTTTTTCTAAGTTCTTTTTGCGTGCGCGTCGAGTATCAATCTTGACCGTGATTGATCGGTTCGCAATTGCTTTGTCCCAGGGAAAGATGTGTCGCCATTTACGACCGAAGCCACGCATCACTGTCTGACCGATGCCAGCTGGGAGATTGTTGCGCGCGTCCGAGATTGTCGGCTGCATGAGTGCGCGATAGTCCTTGGTGATCTGCCGGCGTAGATCTGGGGCGAGTTTGTTCAGCGTCTTGAGATCTTCCTTGATCCCATAAACCTGAATGCCCGATCGTGCCATGTTCTCACTTCCTGTTTCTTTCCTCTAACACAGTAGTGACAGTGAGAAGGTCGGCAGTGTCAAACTCTTCTTCGTAGAAGCGCGGAGCCCACGAAAGACTGACCAGCAATTCTGCTAGGAGCCTTCGGTGAGTTCCGCGTGGGTAGGGTTTTCTATTTCCTCAGCGCTCACTTCTACCGAGTCGAGCTTGGCAATGAACTTGTCAAACTCTCCCGGCACTGTGATCTTGGCTTGCTTGCATGCTTCCCATGCTAAAAACGCAAGATCTTCCACGCCGATACCGTTCGCCATGTCTGATGCTTTGCGCTTGAAGCGTCGTTCCCATGCGACGAGTGTGACCAGATTGGTCGTTACCTCGTATGGGTCTTTGCCTTCTTCTGTCACCTTTAGGTGCAGCTTCATCTTGTCTCGCTTTCGTGTCGGACCGGTGCGCGGTCAGTTATTAGCTTTCGTCAGATGTATAGACACCACCGTTGAATGTCACGGAGATGGTTCCGAGAGCACCCAAAGAAGTGACGATTGGCAGAGCTGCCAAGAATGTTCCAGTGAAGGTCAGACCCGGATTGGTTGCTGAGTCAGCACCAGTCGTTGGCTTCACGATGACATTGGTGCTAGTGCCGACTAGGCTCTTGAGTGTTGCCCAAGTTTCGGTCGCTGCGAAGCTTGCGTAGAAGTCGAGCGTGACTGAGTGACTGCCGAGGCCCGAGACATACTTCCTTGAAGAATCTCCAAAGGAAGTCGCCTCTAATTGGTCGTAATTGATATTGACCGTGGCGCCGGTGCATTGGTCCGACAAGTCCACTGCATTCACAGTTACGACTGGCGATGAGAGATAGGTGCTGGTTGCCATGATTACTCCTTGGATGCTTTCTTAGATTTAGTTTTAGCAGGTTTTTCTTCTTCGGTGGTTGATACCTCAGCCTCAACGATGAAGCCACCAGCCAGAAGCGCACCCACATTGATGCCAGCGCGTGGCTCGTACAGCTCACCGATCTTGCCAAGCTTTGAGGATGCGATCACATAGCTCATGATGTTTGAGCCTGCACTTCAATCATCATCTCGTATGCCGGCAGGACTACTCCACCGACATCGACGCTGGTCGGGCTTCCGGATGTTGCTCCGACATTGGCGGTCATAACGGATGCAGCCATATTGAGAATGTTGCCGAGCGCGTCAGAGTTGCCGGGACCCATTGAGATGATCTGGACAGGGAAGGTCATTTTGGCGATGTTGTAGTTCCACATCGTGAACGATGGCGCATCAATGAAGACACACGGTGGCCTGAGATTGCGAGGATCAGTCACTACTTGCAGACCAGTGGCGGTCGCCAGTTTCGTCCCCAACGCGCTCATCGCATTGTTGAAGAGATCGGTGTAGTTGGAGACGGTCATGCCACAGCTGGACGATCAATGCCGAGAAGTTGTTTGATCTGACCGTTCATTCCCACGACTGGTGTTTGGCCCATGTCTTGGAAGCTTGAGAAGACATCCACTGTTCCGCGCGATTTGTAAAGCATGCCGGCATACATAACCGTGCCGAGATACACATCCTGCGATGGCACAGTGGTCAGCGAGTCCACATAGCCTGCCTCATATCGTCGGCGATAGCAGAACGCATTTGACGCTGCAGCGCAAGTCGTCACGAAAGTCTGGTCACCAGCTGACGCGACAGAGATGCCGAGCCAGTCAAGCACATTCTGCTGAGTGATCCAAGTGCATGTGGCTGGAGTCCATGTGACGCTTCCGGATGCAAGCTGACGCGGTACATCATCATCGGTCTTCTGGTAGCAGACTTGGTTCGCTAGTGGAAAAAGCGGATCAACAATCAGATCGCCTTGGTCATCAACACCTGTGAGCAAGTATTGGGGCAAAGCATAGACAGTGATGTTCGTTCCGTTGAATGTTGCATCAACGCCAGCGACAGTGATACTCCAACCGACCTCAAGCTCCGCTGGGGTGAGGAGCTCAAGGACGGCGAAGTTATCAACTAGATATTTTTGCTTGACTTGATAGGTTGCCATGAGCGGATGCTCCGCTCTCGACTAAGCCTGTGCGATTTTGCAGAACTTCGTAGCGTCCAGCATCTTTGATGCGAAGTAACCACGGTAGGCCAGCTGGGTGCTGAGGCTTGCAGGCTGTAGCAATTGCACGGCTCCCTTGTTCTGTTCCCAGTTCTCGAATGCACCGGTCGCTGCAGCACCGACGATGCAGGTCTTCGCTGCAAAGTTGGTGTCTACTACGAGACGCAATCCGAAGACAACGCTGTCGCGTGTTCCCGGTGTCATTGAACCGAATGCGTTCATCGGGCCCACTTGTGGGAACAATGGACGATCCGATGTGTCTGACAAGGTTCCGAGTTGTGCGTACACATCTGGTGATACGAAGAGATGATCTGGCATGTAGTTGCCTTGAGCCAAGATCGTCACTGATGCTGCATAAACTTTTGCAACCCAGTCAGCAGGATCGGTTACAGCCACATTGCCTGTGGTCTGTGTGGTCTCCGAACGGAGAAGATCTGCTGCCACATTGTCAGTCGCGATCGCGTACATCTTTTGCATGTCTTCGAGCAATGCTCCAAGAACTTCTGGCGATGACCAATCCACTGAAGCTTCTGAAAGTTCTACATAACCACCGTAGATTCCCTTAGTGATCTGCACATCGTTCACCACGAAAGTGCCAGCGGTGATCGTGTTGTTCTCGGTCTGTGGTCCACCGATGCTTGTGTTCGTGGTGATGACCGGACGGATGAACACTTTGCCCGACTGTGGCATTGCGCGCACGCCGATTGCATCAACTACAGGGCGCAAGCCTCGGAGCCCAGAATAGATAGGTCCAAGAATTGGCATTGGCATGATGCCATCCAAATCAGAAGTGACCACATCTGGCGCAGCTGCGCGGATCTTTGCATTCATTTCTGCTGCAACTGCTCCGCCTTGCATCTGTGCTGCAATCCATTCGCCAGCTGATGGCATAGCGAATTCTTTGCGAGGCTGTGCGAAGAGAGTTTGTGTAATAGGTGCTGCCTCAACTACTGCTGGGGCTGGTGTTGCTTCTGACATTTCTTGCTCCTGTTCTGAGATTACTTCTTCAGTATTGCTTATTTCTTCTTCTTCTTGGTGGATACTCGCAGCGACATCAAGGATGGGTGCATCGAATGCGCCGTGGGGCACTACCGACAATTCCATCCACTTGCTTGCTGTGATTACCATGACACCGTTTTTGTCGTACTTGAACTTGACTGGCTCCACTCCGACTGACACATCCGAGAGAGCGCCGGCAGCTGCGAGCACTAATGCTTCCGAGCCGAGAACGGTCTCTGCGACCTTTGCCGAGAAGAGCATCCCTTCTTCGGTTTCTACGCGCTCGGTCACTGTTCCGATCACTTTGGTTGCATCGTGATACATGAAGAGCTTTGGTGCTGGGCCATCTGATGGCAAAGAGCCGGGAGCAAACATGACGCGAGTTCCATCGCTGACCGTTGCTTCTGTGTTGTATCTGACCGCGATTCCGCTGATGGTGCGTCGAGGCTGTTCGCCTTGCGCTGCATCAATCGTGAACTGGCCTGCGTGAAGTTTCAACATAGTCGCGACTTTACCCGATCAGCTTGCGCCCATAGTGGATTCATCCGGCATCTCGGATTCGTCCATGTCTTCGCCCATGTAGGTCTCCGATAGGAAGTCGTCCACATCAAACTTGACCATCGTTCCGCGCGGAAGATTGTTGTCGCTGGAGAGTGTTTGCGTGATGCAATCTGCAATCGGTTTGCATGCGTATTGCCAGAGATCCATGCGTGATTGCTGGGCTGACTGGTAAGAGTACGCGCCAATACTGACTGAGAGTAAGTAGCTAGGGACTCCCAATAATCTGCCGAGGTCGCGAGCACTGTAGTCAGCAGAGTCAATGAGAAGCATCTTGTCCGGTGTCGCGTTCGTTTCTGTGTAGCTCAAGAACTCATTCAGCGCTGCAGTCTGATTAGTTGAGCGCGCAAGATTGAACTGTGCTGCAAGGTCAGCAAGTTCTTGACCGCTCAACGGTTCGCCACCAGTCTGCTTCAATACGCCGGCAGGAATTGCTGATGATGCGTTTCGCATGCGTGCTTCTTCGATGCGGATCGCGGTCTCAGCTGGACGACGACCAGTGAAGAGAATGCCTTGCATTGGGCTGATGAACTGGATGAGATCGCGCGAGTCAATTTCCATTCCGTTGAATAGAACTTTGTTTGATGGCGCGAAGAACACCGGTCCGCCTTGATCAAGTGTCTGGACCATTGCTGCAGGAAGTCGCGTGTAGCTCGAAGGATATTGATCGCTAGTTCTCTCCGTGACATAGAGGTATGCCCGTCCCCAGAAGATGAGGTCATCCGCTAACCAGCTGAGGAGCGTGGAGTTCGGAATGCTTTGGTCCATGCGCGCAAGCCATGCACGCGGAGCAAGTGGAACTTCTTCCATCTCGTCGCCGTTCCACATCTCGCGGTACATTTCCAGCTTGAGCCCTGAGATCGTGGTGCAGATCAAGTCACGCGCACGGGCAATGACAGCCAAGCTCATCATCCTCTCACGCCCGGTTCCGTTTTGATAGGAGATGTAGTTATCAACTTGAGACGCGCCAGCGTTAGATCCGCCGACCGCTGCAGCGATTTCCACCGCGCCATATTCAGTCGCGATTGCTGGTCTGTTCACTCGGTTGAATAATCCCATGTCTCTACTCTTTCACAGTTTTTTGATGGAGTCGCGCATCAGGGACTTCTCCGACGAAAGGCTCGACGCACGACTCCGCGCCGATCTTAGTTCGCCACCACGACGAGCTGTGGCTTCCCACGCGAGTGACGGTTGCCGGCAACGATTGCTGATGAGAAGATCATGCAACGACAGAGCTCTATCGGTCCTGGTGAACGCTGCGAACTGACTGCGATTGATCCTTGTGTGCGAACGCTCACTGCGCGCACGACATGCTCCGCCAACGCCATCTCACCTGTGTGGACCAATTGCCGTTCACGGATCAATCCTTGGATTGCTGGAGTCCACTTCAAGATCTCTGCATAGCCAACAATGACGCGACGCGATTCGAGCGCTGGTGGACATTGCAGATCCACCGTCGGTGTGAATGCAAACTTGATTGAGTGATCTTTGGCGATCTCGCGCACATGTTCCCAGAGCTGTGTCTGTGTGTCGCAAGTGAACGCGACTGTCACACCGATGCGACCGTCCGGCATGAGCACTGATCTGGTTGCGTAATAGTGCGAGTCGTTGAAGTCCACTTCTACCGCAACCACTCCGCCGGCAGGCAAAGGCTCGGTAGTGGCAAGCTGACTCCAGAGACCCTGTGGGATCCACGATCGGTCGGTTGCAATCCAGAGGTTTACGCTACTTCTGAGGAAGCTGGCGCGATCTGGCAGCTGCGATTCAGATTCAATAGTGGACATCTCAAGCGTCTTGCCGAGCGCAGGGTTCGCATAAGCCCACGCAACCGGATCCATCGGATCAAGATCTGGTGGTGGAGACCATTCACGGAAATGGAAGTTCGTTGGCTGATGTGTGTCAATCAGACGAAGACCCATCTCTCGGTAGCGCATCATGACCTTGGATTCTTCTGTGCCGGCAGTGGACCACATGCTGAGAAGAGGGAAGCGTCGTGCGCGCATAGTCGGTGTAATGCCACCATCGATCACTTCTTCATCAATTCCCCACACCTCATCCACCAGCGCAAGATCCACCGAAAGACCGTGCGCTGCATTCGGCTTCGCTGATCGGACAAGAAGCTTGGATCCATCCGGAAGCTTTGCAGCAAGACGACCGTAGGAGCGCGTGAGCTTCGCATCAAAGTACTGCTCAAGGATGTCAGCGATCTCTTCGTAGATTCCTGCAGCGCTGTCAAGACGATGTGCCATCAGAAGCACGGTCTGCTTCTCACCACGGATCTTTGGCATCTCGGTCAGCCACCAGCCAGCCAATGCTCGAAGGGCAACTGACTTCCCCTGCTGGCGAGCACACGACACAAGAGAACTACGAGTGACAAGCTCAACGCCGGCATCATCCGAGAAGGCCAGCTGATCGCGCAATGCTTCAATCTGCCACTCCATGAGATCCACAGACATGAACTTGCGAGCCCACTCCACCACACCCCACACATGCGATCCCTGCTGATCTGGGCTAATCGTCGCCAGTCTCGGCTGATCGTGACCAGTCAGCGCTGGTTCGGGCTGGTCCGTGTCCCTTGGGGAATTG